CAATCGTAGCTACGTTAGCAGGGCAAAGATAGGGTTTACTTCTAAACCCCTCAAACTGCTTACATAAAGATGCAGCCAGTTCTAAGTTCATATGCCACGCTTAGACAAAGTTCTATCAAGGAACCAGAAGTTTATTGTCCCAGCCAACAGTGCTGAAAAGTCAGGTGACATCATGGTTTTAAATACTTCTATAGCTGGCGCACCGGCAAGCCACGCATTCCATGCAAACCATACGTGGATAAAGCTCCACACAAACAATACCCAGTACGTAACGATTGGACGCACAGAAGCTGACAGACTAGCGGCCCAGCCACCGGCAGCTTTGACCATTGTGGCTTGTTGTTCTATGGCAGACTGAAACGCATCCATAACGCCTACGTCAATAGCGGCTTCGCGCTGTGCGCCAATCTCAGCCAACTTCTGTTGACCACGTAGCGTCTCTAACTCGCACTGACGGGTGAACATTAACAGTTCATGTTGGCGCTCATTCTTTTTATCAAAGAACTTCAGCACCTCTGGAGCCATACGGAACAGGCCGCCAAACACAGAACCCAGAATACCACCACTTAAAACATCAAGCATTTTTACACCCTTTTTTGTCGTCGTCGTGAGACAGTTTTACACCAGCTAACAAACCAATAAAGCCACCAACAATGGTCTGAAATGCAGGACTTAACAGTTTAAAGATTTCATTATCGTCAACGGCTTTTGAGTACAGACCCATCACAAAAGCAGAAACCATAACGAGTACAGAAATACATAAAGTTGCGCTGACCATTAAGGTGACAAAGAAAGTTAGTCTGCCTTTTAAGTTTTCCATTTAAAACTCCTAAACATAAAAATCTAGTTTGCGGTTAGTGAATATCTCAAGCCTTATTTCTTGTTGCTCTGCTTTCTTACAGTACAACTCAAACAGCAAGTCATCTAACTTTTCCTCTGCTTTGGCAGCTTTGACAATTGCTCTGTATTCTTCTTGGTGCTTCTCAATTCGTCTTTGAGTGCCATCAGTTTTCTGAGGGTAACCAGTAGCATCAACAATGGAAAACCACCTGATTTTGTCAATCATTTTTCTCTCCCAAGTGCGTTCTTATACCCAGATATAACCAATGCTCTTATGTCATGCGAATCAGAATTACCTGCCCATTCACTTAAATTATTCCAAATTACAATAAAGTCGGTACTTTTGCACAATTGTTGATGTTTTGTAAGCCACTCAACCATTCTCTTGTGTCGCTCAGTAGGGTCATGGATACCCCAAGCAATTGAGTAAAACTCACGCACACTACATAGGTCTTTGCCTGTGGAGTGAAGTGCTAGAACTAAAACAAGTGCAGCCACCCATTTCACGTCATAGCCCAAACGATGATGTAAAAACACCAGACGACAGTAATGCAGAAAAGGGCTGCGGTAGTAAAAGCCACAGCCCAATCTCTCATTTTTTAATCCAAGTCTGCCACACAGCACCAGCAGCCATAATTAGCGCACCCACCCACAGAATAGGTTTGGCAGCAGAGGCTATCCAACCTAAGACTTTAAAAGCCCCATCAAGAGCCTTCATAGCCTCTACAAGACCACTTGTGTTCTTGTCTATGCTATCTACCTTACTTTCAACTGCAATCAGTCTTTCGTAGATTTGTTTGTGAGTGACTTCTTGTGTCATGGTGCATCAGGCCAAGTAATAGTCCAAGGGAAACCAGACTGAGTCGGCACATCTCTTAATGCTTGGCAGTAGTCTTTCCATGCTTGTGATGGAGTCATATCGCTACGAAATCTCCAATCAGTCTCAGATAACTTAGTGTCTCTGGTAGCACGAACAGACTTAGCCTGTTCAGCATCCTTCTGAGCCTTGTAAGTAGCTTCTTGTTCAGCAGCAGTAGTAGTTACGCCATCTACAACTTGGTCAATAAAGACAGGGCCTAAGATGTACTTTGTGTACCACTTACCATCAACTTGCTCTACACCAGAGGCTTGAGAGTATTGGTAAACAGTACCACCAGTAGCTTGTGGGCCTTCAAAGACTACATCAGCACCCAAAGCCTCTAAGACCTCAGTTGTTGTTGTATCCCATGATGGGCCACCATTGGCTTTTGTGTATGCACGAAATTCACTTTCGTACATGACTTGTCCAGTTGATTGAATTCGTACTTGCATTTTAATTACCTCAAGCAATTGCTAAAAAGATGTATGTGCCACCAGAAGCATTTAAGCCTGCTGGTGCGGCTGCTGTGACTTTGAACCCAGTTGTGTCGGTATCAACATAGTTAGTGTTTGTAACTTCAGCGGCATCTGTGTTCATCAAAAGATATGGGTCATCACCAGAGGATATGCCACGAGCAGTATCGTAATAAAACCAAGCACCACCAGTGCCTGTATCGCCACGCCTAATCAAGACAAATCTTGCACCGCTTGTAAAGCCACAGTCTACAGTCTGAAGTGCGCCTGTTCCTGTGTATGAACCAACTTTGGAAACACCAGCACAAGTTGCAAAAAGATATACGACAGCCTTACCATTGCCTGCCATAAAATCTTGATTAAATGTAAATGTGGTTGCCGTAGGTGTAGAACTACCCCAAGGGCTATTGCTCAAAACTATCGTTGGGTCTGTCGTATTTAGTTTTGTATATTTTGTAATTCCTAATGCGCTATGGTAGACACCCCAATCATTTGCGGCATCTCTATCTTTTACAATAATCATTTGTGGCGCAACGCCAAGATTATGATTTGCTGTTACTGCCGTTGATGTTGAAGCAGGCAGGCAAACCACATCAAAGAAGCTAGGCGCACGTTTAAACAAATAATTTATAAATGTTTTTGCATTTTGGTTAAAGTTTTGAACACTATCTGTTGTGTAGCCATTCATTACATCCAGTTTTGGAAACCCTGTTGGATTTGATTCTCCGTCTGCATAAGCTGGAAATAGAAATCTTCCATTTCCTCTAAGTCTATCTATTTCAGCAGCAGCAGCAGTATCGTTACGCATCTTGCTAAACAAGAAATCTACATAACTTATGTTTGAGTTTGTTACTGTTGCTGTTGCGCCTGTTCCAGTTCTTGCAACAGGACTAAACACACTAGTCCCACTCGTAGGCACTTTCATTGGGCCTCTACGAATGGCTATGTAGATGAAGTCAGATGAACTACTGCTGTTTGCAACAAAACCTGTTGCAGTTGCTTGCGTGTAATCTGCACCTGTAATTTCAGCGGCTGATGAATTAGGTCTTAATGCCGCACTACCAAAAGTTCCAGGCGTTGTCATTCCCCTCATATTGTCAACAAGAAACCAATCGCCTACTCCACTAGAACGTTTCCAAAGAACCCATTGAGGCTCATATCCAAGCGTTACAGTTGCTACACCACTTCCATCAGTCGTAAACGACCCACACGAAATCACATTGTCTGTACCAGTTAGACCAAAGCCACCTGCGTCATGGGCGAATAGGTAGGCGACATAAGTACCGCCAGAAGCATTTGCATCTCCATCAGAACTTACTGTGAAATATGTGCTTGTCGGTGAATAAACAGTAGTGGCTAAGTCAAAAGCATCAGTACCATTCAGCCTACCATTTTTATTAGCACCACTACCTACACTGCGGTGATAAACACGCCACTGAGTAACGCCATCAGTTCGTTTGACAATAATGCAACCAGGTTCTGACGTAAGGTTATGAGAAATTTGGCGACCATCAACTCCATCACCTGTATAAGTCACAACATCAAAGAACTTTGGTTGCTCTCGGAATGTCCATGAGGCATATGTAGCCGCAGAAGTATTTACTTGGTTTCCAGTAGTGTTTCCAGAACCAAGTGTAAAACCTGTTGTATTAAAAGCGGTTAGTGAATTTGCATCAGTTACAGTTGCCGCAGTAGTGTTTGAATGAAATAACTTTGTTGTGCCTTGTGCTGTATCAAACAAATTATGATTTGTTGCCGCACTTCTACTTTTAATCCACACCAATCCACCATTGGTAGATAAGTCAATGCTATTCGTAATGGTCTGTGCAGAGCCTGTACCTGTATACAAAAAGCAAGAAAACACTTCCTCAATATAGTTAGGAATAACAGGAACACCACCACCAAAGGCATCGTAACTAGCCGCACCAGAAGTTGCTTGTAATGGCATAGGATTAAGCCTTAAATTGTGTGTTGCTTGCCAAGACTGTAAATGTTGCGCTACCTGTCTTGATAATCAGATAACGATAACTATCAATGCCACTAGCATTACCCGCAGTAGGCGCACCACCTAACCACCTAGTAGTCACACCTGATGTAGTGCCATCAACTTGAACCACGTTGTTGTAGTAAGCAGTAGAGCCTTGAGTAACCAAGAAAGCCACAGTCATTGATTGACCTGTACTCATCAAAGTATTCAATGAAGTACCGCTAGAGCCTCTGAAGTTAACTGTCCAGTTAGCAGAAGCGTTACTTGTGTAGTACAGAACAGACTGAGTTGTAATGTCGTAGTTAATCGTGCCTGTAGCTGCCGTTGCTGATACTGTAGCCACCTCTGCTGCATCGTTTAGAACAATGGCTGTAGCAGATGATGTACCTGAGAATGTTTGTGTGGCTGTGAAAGTCTGTGCTGTGTTGGTAACGGCTGTATTAGCGTTATAAGCCTGTACATCAGTACCAATAGCTAGTCCAAGAAATGAACGTGCAGAAGAACCGCCAGCACCTAAGGTAGTCAAATCAGCATCGTATGCTTGGACATTTGTACCGATTGCCAAACCTAAGTTAGTCCGAGCAGTAGAAGCACTTGCAACATCAGACAAGTTGTTGGCAGCAGTTAAGAATCCACCAGAGGTAAACGCTGCGCTAGTCCATGTTGAACCTGTCCACACGAACAAGTTATTAGTGGATGTGTTCCAGTACAAAGCACCTGTAAGCAAAGCGTTACCATCGTTATCAACAGATGGCGCAGAACTCTTAGAACCTAAATATCGGTCATCAAACTCGTCATAAGTGTTAGACGCACTCGTAGCACTAGCAGCAGCATTTGTTGCGCTTGTAGAGGCATTTCCTGCGCTTGTAGAGGCATTGGATGCACTCGTTGAAGCGTTGGATGCTGAAGTCGCAGCAGCAGCAGCACTCGTAGCAGCAGATGTTGCACTACCTAAGATGCCATCAACATAAGTCTTAGTGGCAGCGTCTTGGTTATTGGTAGGGTCACCCAATCCAGTAATCTTAGACGTACCCATTGCAATAGCACCCGACATCGTGCCACCAGTAGTCGATAACTTACCACTTAAAGAAGTATCAATTTCAGTCTTTGTGTAAGCATCTGTAATACCATAACCAGAGATAGTCGTAGGATTTGTACCTGCTGTGATACGTCCAAATGTGTCAACAGTTACAGACTTGTATGTACTAGCAGTAACGCCAGTTGTGGCTAAGTCAATCTCATCTGCCCCAACAACAATGCGTGCGCTTGATGCAGTATTCACGTTAAGCGTGTTACCTGTCTTGCTCATGCCAGTGCCAGCGATAACCTGACCTGCACCTGAGAACTGAGCAAAGGTAATTGATGTACTACCTAAAGTACCGCTTGTTGGAATAGTACAAATAAATCCGTTGTTTGCGTTAACTGTACCGCCTTCAACAAAGGTGTAAGCAGCAACCAACTCAGCATATGTATCAGCGTCTGTTGTTCTAGTCCATGAACCAGATGCACATAAGTAGATACCATTTGCAGAAGCAGTAGTCTGGTCTTTAACCAATACTCGGTCACCTGCAATAACAGAAACTCCGTCTATGGTCTGTGCGCCAGATAACGTAAGGTTTGCAGTAGAAGCAGCAACCACAGAGGCTTTAGCATCAATACCTTGGGCAATAGCGTCTACATAAGACTTAGTTACTGCATCAGCATCAGCCGTAGGAGTACCAAGACCTGTAATCTTGTTTGTACCCATAGCGATAGCACCAGACATAGTGCCACCAGAGAGATTCAACTTCAAAGCGTCAGCAGTATCTACATAACCTTTGGTAGCAGCGTCTGAAGCATTGGTAGGTGTAGCAAGACCAGTAATCGTTCCTACTGTCCCAGAAGACATATCCAATGTGCCATCAATCGTGACATTATTGAATGTAGAAGTACCAGAAGCAGCAGTTACGTTACCAGTAACATTGCCTGTCAAGTTACCAGTTACATTGCCAGTTACAGCACCTGTGTGTGTTCCTGTGGTGTTACCAGTTACGTTACCTGTCAAACCGCCTACAAAGCCTGTGGAGGCTGTTACTGTAGTTCCTGTGATAGCTTGTGGAGATGAGCCACCAATTACCGCACCATTGATTGTTCCACCAGTAATAGTGGCAGACGATGATGTGAGTGGGCCTGACAGACCAGCCGTAGCCGTTAAAGTGCCTGTCAGAGTGGATGTGCCAGTAACGCTCAAGTTACCACCTACAGTTACATTGTCGCCAGCAGAACCATCTTGAAAGTTCTTCAACTGAGCCATCAATGTACGAATAGCATTGTTGACCAAAGATGGGGCCATACCCTCCGCTAAGTTAATACTGTTAATGTCAGTATTGTTATTTGCGGTACTGCTGTATTCTGAAATCTTGGTCTTTGCCATAATATCCTCTTAGGGGTTAGCCATGCCAGTTAAATCTACTCGGTAAGGCTTTTCAGTATTTAGAAGACCTGTCATTGTAGATGCGCCTGCTAATCCAGCAGCTTTTTTAGCTTCTAGGTCTAGCAAGTATTTTTCGTAAGCACTCAAGGCTTTTAATGTCTCAAGGTTTGCTCTTGGGTCACCAAGTTTAAATAGCATTGGGCCAAGTTCCTCTGCCGTTTGACCAGCTACGCCTTGACCTTGTGCTTTCAAATAACCTAGCGTTCCCCTGAGTGGGCCTTGCTCAATCATTTGACCTATGAAGCTAGGCTCTGCTTCCAAAGCCTGACCTGCAATCTGTCTCTCAAATGTTGCAGAATTACCCAAGATTTTCTCTTGAGTCCTACGCATCATTGATTCAGTCATCATGTCTTTTTCAAACTGCTTGAAAGTAGCATCATCTGGGAACAATGAAGAAACTCGTGAACGCTCTGCTGGCGAACCAAATATGCGCTTACGAATGTCAGCAGTATCTTTAGCAGAAATAATCTTTTCTTTTACCGCATCTAAAGCACCAACTTTATAAGCCTCTTGTTCAGATGGAGACAAAGCTGCAAATGTACGATTTGCTTCTGATGCTGTTTGCTTGTAAAAGTCTTTACCTAATTTAGTAGCATCAAGTAATTCTGCCTCACCTGCAAATGCTGCTCTAGCCCTACCAAAGTCAGGAACAGCAATATCTAACTCAGACAAGAATTCGTTTTTCTTGTTCTTGTAAATAGTCCCTAGTTTAGAAACCTTACCAAATGAATCTGTTTCTTTCTCAATCAAAGCATCAAGACCACGCTTAATGTTATCAAGAGTTTCGACAGTAGGACGAGACATATCTACTGTTCGTCCTTCAGCAGCAAGCAATGTCTGAGCCTCTTTAGCTGCAGTTTTAAACTGTGGTAGTTCTAAATACTTTAAAACGCTAGGCTCTGTTACTTCACCATAAGCATAAGCCTTTTGGTAAAGTGGAAAAGACACTTGTTTTTGTCTCTGTGCAATTGCAGTTGTGTATTCAAATGGGTCTGTAAAACCACCCAAGTATTTAGAAATATCAGCTTGAATTCTCTCGCCCTGACCTGCTGCTCGTTCTTCAAGTGCAGTCTTAGCTACTTGTCTGGCTGTACTTGGATACTTTTGAGCAACATCGGCAAGTGACCTGACGTTTTCACCAGCAATATCAGCAATTCCTACTGGCTTAGTAGTGCGAGTAATTGTTTTTTCTAAGTTAGCAGATGCAAGAATCATCTTTTCTAAGTCAGCAGGGCTTACCTTGTCACGATACAAAGCCTCTAAAAGTTTAGCTTTTGCACGATTTGCATAGTCAACGCTTTGACCAGTAGCCAATCCAACAGCTTTACCAGCTTGCTGAAGAACAGGAATACCACTTGTTACATCAACAACTTTACTACCAGCAGCACCAATGCCTTTGGTAAGTACAGGTGCAGCACCACCTACAAGACCTCCAAGAGTACCACCAGCTTGTGCGCCAGCCATACGCTCACCAACCCCTGCGCTACCAGCACCACCGAGTGCGCCAGTAAGTGCGCCTGTGACAGCAGATGCGCCAGCCGTAACTCCAGCACGAACCAATGGTGCAGCATCTCTAGCCATTTGTGCATATCTAGCAGTTCCCAAGAATGGTAATAATGCGTATGGCAATCCACCTGCAATCTCGGTAGCCAATGCAGTCTTAGGATTTTGTTGACCATACTTTTGTTTAGCAAGTTCAAGTGCAGCTAAATTTTGCTCGTAAGTGCCTTGACCAGACAATGATTTCATCAATGATTCAAGTTCATCAGCAAAGCCAAATGTTGCACCTTGAGCCAATGAACGACCTGCACCATACTCAGAAGTCTTACCACCTGATTGCTTTACAAGGTCTAGTGCTTTAGCAAAAGAGTCTTGAGTGAAACCTTCTTCTTTTAGATACTTGTTAATATCATTAACAGGTGCGTTTTTATCAACCATCGTAATGAGGTTTTGTCGAACTCGCTCAACATTCTCGTAAGCCATTACTTACCTCCACGCAAAGAATTACGCAGTCTAGGATTTAATCCGTATGCGTCAGTCATTGATTCTGGTGCTTCCATGCTTGGTGCTTTAAATGATTTGCCACCAGCGTTAACCATGTTTTGAGTCAAAATATTACGGAACATTGCTTTGTTCTTAATTGTTTGCTCATCATCATTGTATTGAGGGAAGTAGTTAATAAACTCAGCAGTCCACTCATCAACTCCAATTGCTGCGCCTGATTCTTTACGCAAGTTAGCACGAATAAAGTTATTAGCAGCTTGCAAGTATTGCCTACGCTCGGAAGACAATCCACCAACAGCTTGAGGAATAACCTCTGGAATTGTTTTACCAATCAAAGGAATAGCACCTAGTACAGCCTCACCAAACTTAGGCGCATTGCCTGTAGCTAGTTTTGATGTAATTGCTTCTGCTGCAACCATTCGAGAAGCAAATCCAGCAGCATTAGTTTCAGTTTCTGTTGGTTTGCCAGATTTAGTAAGTGGCTTACCATCCTGACCCAATACTGGAGTCATTTGCAATGTTCTTGGATTAAAAGCCATCAATCCTTGGTCAGTTTCAATAGTCTGGAAGTTTATTGGGCCTTCTGGCGCACGTCCTTTAGGGATGCGTGAAACTTCTTTGCCACTTGAATCTAATTGAATAATAGCGTTACCAACATCTTGGTATGTAAATCCTTTTTTATATTTCTCATAATCTAGTAAAGTGCCTTCAAATCCTTGGGCTTTTGCTAAATTGTATTCAGCAATTGACGTAGGTATTGGTTCACGCTTTTGTGCGCCTTGAGCAACAGTTTTAACTTCTCCAGTTGGGCTAACACGAACAAGACTAGCACCTTCGCCCAACGTAGTAAGTTCACCACCCATAGCCTTTTGAGAAGCAATTAACTCACTCAAGGCTTTACGCCCTTCTACTGAACTCATTAACTGAGGCATTGCTCGTTGCAAATCAAAGCCACCAGCAGTCATGCCTTCGCCTACTCGCTGACCCATTATGTCTTCGCCATAAATCTCTTGAGGCTTGGTTACAGCACCTTGGATAACACCTTGAATTCGTTGTTGTTCAGCTAGTTGTTGTTGCTCTTGCTTACGCTTACGAATCATGTCAGCCAACTGGACGTTCTGTAACTGGCTTTGCAATGTGTCTTGCATACCGCCACGATAGGCTTTCTGTCCTTGTTGCAATCCTTCAACAATAGACTGTCCAGTATTCCCACCTTGGAATAAACGCCCTGCTAGGGCATACAAGGCTTGTGCTTGTGCGTCTTCACGATTACGAGCAATGTCAGCTTGTGACATACCCAACAGACCCATTGTGTCTGCACCGCTAGTCCCAAAAATGTCTAATAGTCCAGCCATAATTTAATCCCACCAGTTAGAGCCAAGAGCAGGGTAATTAGCGTCAATAGTTCCCATATTACTTGTATTAGCTGAATTAGAGCCAAAAGGATTTAACCAACTAGGAGAACCTAGATTCTTGTAAACGCCAGCACCAGTAGCCACAGTACCTAATATCTTTTGTAAGGTAGAAGTATCAGCCGCACCGCTAGTTGTAGATTGTCCTACTCGTCCTAGTGGGTTGCCATATACCAATGACATATAGTTTTGCAAGTTCTGCTGTGGCTGGTTTTGCAAGAAGTTGAAACGCTGAATGTCAGCACCTAACTGTTGACCTGTGTACCCTTCACGCAACTGACCAGCTTGTAACAACTGGTTAATGTCTTGGTAATCAGCAGCAGCTAACTGAGGCGCAGCACCAATGGCTTGTTGCTGACGCTGACGCTCTGCTTCATAGTTCTGATAGGCTAGTTGACCTGCTGTGTTAGTCAATGCTTGAGCATACTGACCAGAAGCCCTATCTTGTAGGTTACCCATAGCACCAGAGCCATAACGCCCTGCTAGGCTTGCTTTAGAACTAATATCACCCATTGTGTTCTGAAACTGAGACTGAGCCGCTTGTGCTGCTGGCGCAAATGCACCTTGAAAGAAAGGGTTTCCACCTAGATAAGCACCACCCAAAGTTCCCTGTAATTGCTGTTGAGCAAGTCCAGTTAAGGGATTACCTGCTAAAGCACGAGTTTCTAAGGCTTGAACGCCTGTTTGCGTAGTTTGCGAGGGTGCTACAAAGGTTTCGCCTGTGTAGTATTGTGGGCCACCGCCCTGATAAAGTTGTTGCGCCTGTCCTAGACCATACGTCAGGTATGGTGCAATTGTTGGGTCAACTGTGGATGTGGTAGTGGTAGCCATCTTTACTCCTAGAGTTTCGGATTCCAAGATGGGTCATCCACGGAATCCATTATACATAAATTATTAAAATCAACCAATAATTGCATACCGATATGTCTTATTAGCAGTCGAATTTGCAAAGTGGG